ATACCGGAGATGTTACAGGTGCTACGGCTCTTACTATAGCTACTGATGCAGTGGATATTGCAATGTTATCTGCAACAGGTTCGGCCTCTGCGACTACCTTTTTAAGAGGAGATAATGCTTGGGCTACTCCTACTGATACTGGTAAAGTCTTGCAAGTTATAAACTCTGTTCTTACTACTGCTGCAACTACAACCTCTACATCTTATGTAGATACTGGCTTAACCGCGACTATAACACCTACATCTTCTTCAAATAAAGTTTTAGTGTTATGTAACGTAATGGCATCCAATGTGGCGGGTTCAACATTTGTTAATATTCTAAGAGATGCAACAACTATTATTTCTCAAACCGCAGGAAGTACTATGGACACCAATAATGCGTGGGCCACAGGTGGCGGGGCTAGTTGGTCTGGCGCAGACCGTGTTATGACTAATCCATCGATGGTTTATTTAGACTCTCCTAGTTCTACAAGCGCAACTGTTTATAAAGCACAATTTTTGGTTGATTCTTCTACTGGGTATATCAATCGCTGGGCCTTGAGTGATGCTTTAGGCGGTGTTAGTACTTTATGCTTAATGGAGATAGCAGCATGAACCATGAAGCGATTTATAACACACACCCTTCTGTTGTCACCATTCGCGGGGATAATGCTTTTGACGCAGACGACAATCTTGTTACTCTAGATCAAGTAGGAGTTGATGCAGAAACCGCAAGGCTTCAAGCAGAACATGACTCACAAGAATACGCCCGTAATCGTGCCGCAGAATACCCACCCCTTAATGACCTAATTGTAGCCCTATGGGAAGGAGTAGTAGAGGAACGTATGGCATCAATAATGGAACTAGAAGAAAAACGCCAGGCAGTGAAGGCGAAGCATCCTAAACCCTAATGGCTCTTATCGCAATAGATAGAGTAGGTGAGATTGGTATAGTTAAGGAGACTGCTCCTTGGCAACTTCCACCCAACGTCTGGAGTGACGGCAATAACGTCAAGACAGAAGAGGGTTCTATAAAGAAGACCCCAGGTTATTCAGAGGTTATGAAAACCTGTCCAGTAGCGCCCTACCATATTATTCAAATAACGCTTGGAGTTCCTGAGTTCTGGGTTGTTGGTGGGCTTAGCACTATCTACGCGTACGATAACACTGGGTCGGCTACTCTCCTTGACGGTGGGATAAACAATAGCGTTACAACAGTTACTGTAGACAGTACAGCTGAATTTGAATCAGTTGGTACTATTACCATAGGCACAGAGAATATAACCTATACAGGTAAGACAGCTACTACGTTTACAGGGTGTGCAAGAGGGGCTGATAGCACCACTCCTGCTATACATCTTGACGATGCTGCTGTAACTAGGTCATCAAAGTGGTATAACATCACCCGCACTTCTGGGGCGTATTCCACCACAGCGTCAGAGAACTGGACATCTACAGTTATAGGTGGTGTCCTGGTTATGACTAATAACTTTGATAAGCCCCAGTATTGGGAACTTACAAATGGTACTCCCCTGTCATCTACGAAGATGCAGGACTTGACCAACTGGCCTAGCCTTACTTTACTGGATGGCGCGATAACCAGCACGTCAGCAACAACTGATATTGATGTAGATAGCACTGATGACTTTCCAACCTCTGGCACGTTTAAAGTTGACAGTGAAGACATATCTTACACAGGAAAAGATGCTACTACATTTACTGGTATCTCCAGGGCACAGAACGGTACGACAGGTGCAACCCATTTAGACAATGCCCCAGCATTTGTCAATGTGTACGCTAAGTCTATCAGAGCGTTTCGCTCTTTCCTTATCGCTTTGAATATAAAAAGGGGTGGTGTAGCTTACCCTAGAATTGTTAAGTGGAGTACGGAATCTGGCATACAGGGAGTTCCCAGTTCGTGGAATGAAACGACGAGCACGGTTGATGCTGGCGAGTTCGAATTGGCAGATACGAAGGGTGATATTCAGGACGGTCTTCAGTTAAGGGATACGTTTATGATCTATAAGGAAGATGCCACTTACTCCATGAGTTTTGTTGGTACTCCCTTTATCTTCTCCTTCAGGCAGCTATCTCCCACGATTGGGGCAATAGCAAAGAACTGTGTAGCTGAGTTTGATGGTGGTCATGCTATCTTTGGTAAAGGTAATTTCTATATAAATGACGGTCAACGATTAAAGCCTATACTCCCACAGAAGTTAAAGGAGTATGTGTTCTCTAACATTGATGGCGAGAACGTAGAGAAGTGTTTTGTTGCTGCTGATTATGGCAGGACTGAAATATTATTTTGTTTTACGTCAGGCGATTCAACAACTGTAACCCCAGATAAAGCTGTTATTTGGAACTATATAGCCAATACATTTGTAATAAGAGATTTACCCGGTGTTGTCCACATGGGTTTTGGTAACGTAGCAAACCCAGAATCATTTTCTATCTGGTCGGCTGCTACAGCAACCTGGACTACTGCTGTTGGTCCTTGGGTGATGAGTTACGACGAAAAGGATAAAGTTCTCCTGTTTGTAGACCCAACAAATACTAAACTATATAGAGATCGCTCAGGTAATAAAGAAGATACTACAAATATGACCTCTTTTGTTGAGAGGACAGGTATAACCCTAAATGAACAAGGCCAACCAGACCATACCACAGTAAAGCGTATCAGTTCTATTTGGCCTAAGATGTCTATTGATGGTAGCGATAGTATTTTAATATATCTTGGCACCCAGATGTCTACTGAGGGTGGTATCTCATGGAATACACCTGTAAGTTTTAATCCAGACAGTCAGTCTAAGGTGTCTGTCAGAGGTACTGGCAAACTGTATGCAGTACGCTTTGAGTCAACTACAGATATGGCTTGGGAGTTGGATGGTTATACGATAGAGGTCAACAATGTGGGTAAGCGTGGTTCTAGGAGTCACTAATGGCTACTTATGTTGATAGGGTAGAAAAGAGTGTTGTTCGGTATGATCCTGGCCCACTTCCTGAAGAAGTAGAAAGTCTGGGTGGTTACGTTATCTCAGAGTTAAAGAGATTAGGTAACATTCTCACCAACCAATCCATTTTCAGATTAGATCGCACACATATTGAACCATCAAAACCAAGGGTAGGTGATGTAAGGTACGCAGATGGTACTGACTGGAATCCGGTAAGTGGCGGAGAAGGGATTTACTTTTATAATGGTACGTTATGGGTAAAGTTATAACAGAACTGGAGTCTTCAAGTACTCAATCCAACAATTGCAGGGTTGCTCTTATCGACTCTGAAGATATTGGATTGGTTTGGGATGAGGTTACTCCTCTCATAGAGAAGGCACTCCTTCACGCTGAAGGTGAGTTAATCCCAGAGGATATAAAGCAGCATCTTGATGAAGGTGATCTCCGTTTATGGGTTGCTTTAAAAGGACAGAAGATTCTTGCTGCGATGGTCACTGAAATAATAGAGTACCCAAGAAAAAGAATAGTGCGGGTTATTACACTTGCTGGCAAGAACATGGATATGTGGTATGATTTTCTTCCAATGATCGAAGGCTATGCAGTAAAGAATGGCTGTTCTTCACTTGAAGCATGGGCAAGAAAAGGTATGAAAAGAAAACTAAAAGACTGGAAACATTCTTATGACATCATTACAAAAGACTTAAAGCAGAGGATGCAATAATGGCTACTTGGCAAGATAATCCTGGACTATTGCAATCTGGACAACCCTTATTCGGTTCTAGTACAAGCGGATTGTTAGGCTATTCCCCTAAATCTATCCCCCATTACATTGGACCAAAGGTTCTACCAGACTTTAGTGCTACAGCAGATTCTATTAGCTCCACTACGACAGGTTCTTTATCTATGCCTGATGTGCCAGGATATAAGTATGCTTATGTTCCATGGGAATGGAATACTGACAATCGAAGGTACGACCAACTATCATTTAATGTATTTGACCAAACCAAGTATCCTTACTTTCCGTACATGCCAACGGGTGGTCAGGTTGTAAGAGATGGTACTAGAGCGAATAGAATTTTAGTTGGGTTCAGGTTGGTTCCTGAAAATACTGATGGGGATATTACTATTTCAGGCGCCACAACGA